CGTGCGCGACATGATGGAGGCGCTCGCGGTCGAGGCCGAGGACGAGGTGAAGACCGAGGTCGGCGCGCATGCGGGACAGATGCCGCGCTACACCGGCTACAGCCGGAACGCCATCGTCGGGCGCGTCAAGAGTGTCGCGGGCAAGCCGTGGATGGCCTCGATGGTCGTGAGTTCCTCGACCGCGGGCAAGGATGCCGCGGAGTCCAAGCGCACGCTCGCGGCGGCATCAAGCATCGAGGGTCGCTGGCACGTCTTCCGGCGCACCGCTTCGGCCATCCGGCGGAGCCGCGCCGTTCTGCGGACCGACCTGACGAGAGGTCTCAACTAGATGAGCTGGACGGGCGTCATCGCGGCCATCGATGCCGATCTCGTCGCGGCGGGCGCGACAGTCTCGCCGGCCATCGTGACGATCCGCCAGGGCGAGCCCGATGCCGTGAACCTGCCGGTCATCGGCTACTGGTACGTCGGCGATCGCGAATCCCTCACGGGCGGCAACACCTTTGGCAAGACGAACATCGAGGAGGGCGTACTGATCCGCATCTACCGGCCGGGTTCGGTGCGCGCCACGTCGCTCGATGACTCGCTCGAGGTCTGGATTCGCAGTGCGATCCGCGCCTGCAAGGCGGCGCTCTGGGGCGACGCCCATCTCGGCAACAACGCCATCGGGCTCGACATCACCGATACCGTCGCGGGCTGGGAGAACATCGGGAACGTGCTCTGCCGCATCGCCACCTTTACGGTCTGGGTCGACGAAGCGTTCGTCGACGACATCGCGGTCTAGGAAGCGCGTCCCATTCGGCTTCAAGCTGCGCACGATAGGCGAGAGCTTCGGGTGAATCGTCCTCCCAATCCTCGCCCGCCGGACCCCAATACCATGAGTGGCGGCACTCCGTCCAGTGCAACTTGCAATACGCCACTTGAGCTTCGGAATTGCCTGCGACATGGGTCGTCAGGTCTACTTTGGCGTTCGGGTCACCGCAGCAACCGCAGCGCACCTCAGCCACGAGTCGCCTTCCTTTCTGCCCAGACGCGGACCATGTTGGCCGAGAGTTTCGCGCGATGTTCCTCTGAGACGGGCCGTCCCTTCGGCCGTCCGTGTTGCTTGCCATGATTGTGCTGTGACAAGAGAACTAGATTCTCCGGCCGATTGTCGGCCTTGACATGGTTCCCGTGATGAACCATCTCCGATGGTAGGAGGGGCCGTCCTAGCGTCTGTTCCATGACCCATCGGTGCTCTAGTACGTAGCCCTTGTGGGCTTGCGGATGGGCGGGCATCCGAAGCAGAACATAGCCGAAGTTGTTCACGTAGCGGCCAACGCCACGCTTGACGCCGCGATTGCCGTGGTGCTCTACGAACCGCGAATAGGCCGCGGCCGTCTCACCACAACCACATTCACAAGGGTGGGGCATCTGTCTAGAACGCGGCCTGCGAGCCGCACGAGCCGAGACTAAGTGATGACCTGCCACGTATCGCGCGACGAGATTCTCGGGATTGGTCTCCTGCCCACATCCGCAGATGCACTTCATCCGATAAGTATAGCAGTTCGGAGCTACACCCTATGAAGGTCAGCGGTATCGGCGCCAACCTCTACGTCGCGGAGTTCGACCTGTCGGGCGACGTCGGCTCGGTCGAGACGATCTCGTCCCGGCGCGCCATGCTCGAAGTCCCCTCACTCCTGAACACCGGCATGGAGCGCGTGGCCGGCCTGCGCGATGGCGAGATCAGGATACCGCGGCGGGTGCCGCGCATCCCGCGCTCTCGACGATGCCGACGGCCGACCGCATCGTGACCTACGCGAACGGCACGACGCTCGGCGTGGCCGCGGCCTCGCTCAGCGGGAAGCAGATCGACTACAGCCCGACCCGCGGCCAGGACGGCTCGCTGGCGGCCACGGTGCAGGCACTCGCGAATAACTACGGGCTCGAATGGGGCCAGCTCCTTACGACGGGCAAGCAGACCTTTGCCTCTGCCGCCGCGGGTACGAGCATCGATGACTACGGCGGCACGTCCACGGCCTTCGGTGCGGCCGCCTATCTCCACGTCTTCAGCATCGGCTCGGGCACCGCGACGGTCGCCGTGCAGGACAGTGCGAGTGCCGGGTCTGGCTTCGCCAACCTCGACAACATGGTCTTCACGGCGGTCACGGGCGCGACCTCGCAGCGCGTCCAGGGCACGAACGCCGCGACGGTCCGCCGCTACATCCGGGTCAATGTGACCGGCACCTTCACGAACCTCGTCTGCGCTCTCGTCTTCGTGCGCTACCTCAGCGATCCGCCGCTCTGGGGCGGTAACAGCGGCGCTTATGGCGGCCATGCCTCTGGTACGGGTGCGGCGTACAACGCGACCGTCACGATCAGCTAACCCCTCTCCCCCTCGGTCTTCGTAGCCCGCCGGTCGGCGGGTTTCTTGGAATGGACAGAAAGGAACCGCCGACATGGCGAAAGTCTCCGGGATCACCACATCCGTCACGGTGGGCGGCAACAACATCAGCAACGATGTCACGAGTATCACGCTGAACACACCCACGGGGACGCAGGACGTCACCGGGGTCGATAAGACGGGCGTCGAGCGGCTCTCGTTGCTCAAGGACATGTCGGGCACCCTGACCGGCTCCTTCAACACCACGGCAAGCATGAGCCACGACACGCTCAAGACGCCCGGCGTCAAGACGTTCGTCATCGGCTTCCCGGGTGCCACGGCGACGTTCAGCGCCGTGACGACCGACTACGCGCTGACCCGCGGCCAGGACGGCTCGCTGGCATGGAGCGTGCCCTTCGAGATGAGCGACGGGACCGGCGCCGCCTGGTCGTAGAACCATCAGGACCCCGGCGCCCGCCCATCGGCGCCGGGGTTCCTTGCTGGTGGGCACGAGGTGGGCATGAAGACGCTACGCATCGAGTTCGAGGATCAGCCCGGGCACATCCTGACCGTCGTCTCGCCGGTCTCGCTGGACGCGTACTTCACGGTGCGCGAAGCCTACGAGGCGGGCAACTGGGGCGAGCGGGCCAGCTTCACGGCGCTCTTCGCGGCCTGGGCACCGTTCGTCCGGTCATGGTCTTACAAGGCGCCGGTGAGCCCTGAAAGTATGGCCGGGCTTGACCCGCATCCGCTGCTCGCCGCGGTGAAGGCGTGGCTCGATGGGGTCCGCGACGTGCCCCTCCCTTTGCCGCGCGCGTCTTCCGCTACCGGGCCGTCGGAGTAGACAAGCCGGCGGAGCTGGAGCGTGCTGAGCTGCTCCACATGCTCCTCACGACGTACCCCGGCTACACGCTCTCGACGCTGCTGGCGGAAGACGCGGAACTCCTGCGCCTGATGGCGCTCCTCGATCCCGATCTCGGAAAGGCAGAGGACTGAATGGCCGGAAACGTCGTCCGCGTCGCCACCCAGGTTACGGGCACTGCAAAGGCATCCTCGGAGCTTGACAAGCTCCGCGACAAGTTCGAGCGGCTCCAGAAGCAGGGCGCGAAGGGCTTCGCTATCGGTGTCGGCGCGGCGGTCACGACGAAGGCGTTCGACCTCATGGGCATGGCCGCTAACGCGGCGGTCGGTTTCCTCGGCGATGCCGCCAAACAGGCCATGGCGGACGAGGAGTCGCAGAACCGGCTCGGCGCATCCCTGCGGACGAACGTCGCGGCATGGGATGGGAACACCGACGCCATCGAGAGGAACATCAAGGCTGCCCAGCGGCTCGGTTTCGATGACGAGACGCTGCGGGATAGTCTGACGGTCCTAGTAGGTGCCACAAATGACGTTGCGGAGGCGCAGCGTATCCAAGCTATCGCGATGGATCTGGCGCGCTTCAAGGGTGTCGATCTTCGGACGGCATCCGAGTCACTCATCAAGGTGGAAGCTGGTGTCTATCGATCGCTGAAATCCCTCGGCATCGTCCTCAAGGATGGGGCAACACGGACAGAGGCGTTGGCCGCCGTGCAGAAGGTGGCCGGCGGTCAGGCTGAAGCCTATGCCGCCACCATGGGCGGCAAAGTCACCGTCGCTCAGATCCAGTTCAACGAGGCGATGGAGCAGTTCGGCGCGGGTATCGCGCCTATTGCCGCAGACGCGATGGGCTTCCTGGGCGACGCGGGTGAAAATCTCGGCAACGCCTACGCCGCGGCAACGGACAAGACGCGCGGCCTGACCGAGGCGATCGACGAGCAGCAGCACGCGGCCGGTGCGCAGGGCAGCATCCTCGACGTGCTCGCGGAGAACTGGGGCAAGGCGGGCCGCGAGGCCGAGCAATACGCGGCCGAACTTGACGCCATGGCCGAGAACGCCGACAAGACGGACCGGGCGCATCGCGGCCTCGCTGCCGCTGCGGGGACGGCCGACATGAAGTTCCGCCGACTGCGCACGGACGCGGAGCGGTTGGGGAAGTCGCTGAAGGATGTCAAGGGTGCCGCGGAGAGCGCCGCGTCGGGCCTCGCCGAACTCGTCTTCGGGCCCGCCGAGCTGAAGGCCCATGCCGAGGCCGTGGCCATGGACATCGGCGATACGGTGGGCGAGCTCCAGAAGCTGGAGAAGATCAAGAACCCCACGCGGGCGCAGCAGCGGGACATCGTTGATCTTCGGGAGAAGCTCGCCGGCCTCAAGGGCGACCTCCTCGAAACGATGACGAAGCTCGCCGCGCTCGGCGACCAACCGGCCAAGGATTACCTCACACAATGGCTGGATAAGCTCGCGGGCAAGCTGAAGTTCGTGGATGGCGATACGCGCAAGCTCTACGACGATCTCCGCAAGCTCGCGAGCGTCACGGGCGGCACGCTGCCGGCTCTCAGCCCGCCGCGCATCCAGGGCAAGCAGCACGGCGGCCCGGTGAGCGGATGGTCCGTGGTCGGGGAAGGAGGCCCCGAGCTTCGCTGGTCGCCTCCGGGATCGCACATCTTCAGCAATCCGCAATCCCGCAGCATGGTCGCTGCGCCTGTCTCGGGCAGCGATGCCGCGGCGCGATGGCTCCCCGTCATCGCGGCTCAGCTCGCCCGCCTGACGGCCCAGGAGCCCATGGCAGCCCGTCCACAGACCGCTCGCGGTGACCTTGCGCGGCAGGCGGCCTTCATGCCCGGTGGAAGGCTCTGATGGCCGTCACGAGTGTCCAGGTGGGCCGGGGCAGCCTCTTGGAGCTGATCGGCTCGACCTATAACGTGGACCGCGCCACGCTCTACGCCCTGACTGCAGGCACGCCGAAAGAACCGCGTCTCGTGGCGATGGCCGGACGGTTCCCGGCCTACGTCGGTGAGACGCCGACTGCGAAGACGATCCCGCTCGTCGTCTACATGAAGGCAGCCAGCGAGGTTACCCGGCGCACGGACTGGGCGGCGGTCGTCGCGAAGCTCGACTCGACCGCCGGACTCGTGGAACTGCGCTGGACGGACGGCGGGACGACGTTGCGCTACTGGTGCACCGTCACCGACGCCGCGGCCGACGTCCTGTTCAGCGTCGGCACGGCCAACCTCATCGCCCCTGATCCTGTCGCGGAGACACCATGACCGCATCGAGCGCCGACATCCAGTTCACCAAGACCGCCGAGAACGTGTCCGCGGGCGGCGTCAACAGCGGCGTGCTCATCACGAGCACGAAGCACAATCTTCTGCCCGCCATCACCGACGCCGAGCGCATTGCAGGCGGCTCGCGCATCAAGAAGTACTGCATCTTCAACAACCACGCGACCGACGCCTACACGCTGCCCGGCGCATGGCTCGTCCCCGCGACCGGCGTGACCGACGAGATCGGTTTGGGTTACGATGACGGGGACGACGACGACTCGACGCAAGGCAATATGACCGCCTTCGGCGCTCAAGCCGTCGTCGCCTGTATCAGCGATGCCGCTGACACCCGCACCGTGACGGTCACCGGGCTCGACGCTTCGGGTGATCCGCAGACCGAGGCCATCGTCCTGACGGGTGCCGTCGAGGTGCTCGGGCTACTGACGTTCTCTGCGCTCTACGCCGCGAAGGTCAGCGCGACCGGTGCACAGACCGTGACGCTGAAGCAGGGCACGGGCGGCACGACGCGCGGTACGATTGGGCCGACCTTCAAGAACTGCTGGTTGTGGCTCGCCGCGAATTCTCAAGGCGCAGCGATCATGCTCGCCAACCTCGCCGCGCAGACGGCCTACTGCTTCTGGTGGCGGCAGACATGGGCGGCCGGCGTCGCCGGGCAACGCCCGGATACCAGCACGCTTTACGCGATCGACAACTGAGATGGCTGGCTTCGACCTCCCCGACAACGACGTCGCCTTCAATACGAACCAGTCCATTTGGATGTCCACCGACATCGACATCCTGACGGCTGGCCTCAACGGCGTGGGCGTCGTCACGGACTGCGCCGTCACCGCGCAGGGCAGCCCGGACATGACCGTGGCCATCGCGGCGGGTATCGTCCGCATCGCCTCCGGCGCTCTCGTGACCGTCACGTCGGGCAACGGCACGATTACCGCGGCCGACGGCACGAACCCGCGCATCGATCTCGTCAGTGCGAACGATACGGGAACCAAGACGGTTACGGCTGGCACCGCAGCGGCGAACCCGAAGGCACCTGCCCTGCCCGCAGGGAATATCGCGCTCGCGATGGTCTATGTCCCGGCCAATGACACGACCATTGCCGCGAATCAGATCATCGATAAGCGCGTTCTTCTTTCGCAGTTTTTGCAGATGGGCTGGCTGCCCTACGCCTATGTTATCGGCCTGTCCTCGACAATGACCCTGACCGTCGGGGACAACCTCGCAGCGAATGGCGGGTCGCTCGCAATGCCGGTCATCATTGGAGCACCGATGAATCTCGATTCTGTCTCCGTGCGGAACGGGAACAACGCGAGTGAACGGAAATGGGGCTGGGACCTCTATCGACAGGATGTGACGGGCGACAACGTGCTCAACCGCGTGGCTGCGTCCTCAGCCGATGAGACCTTCACGCCAACCGTTGTCTCGACGCGGACTATCACCGCTGCGAGCGCGCCAGTCATCCTGCCGCCGGGACTTTACTGGATCGTCATCCAGTGTCGCCATGCCAGCAACAATTTCGATGCTCGTTTCGCCGCTGCCTCAGGACTGGGCAAAGCGGTAGCGCAAACGAAGACGACCACAAATCCGAACGGTGCGACGCTCGACTTCACGGCCGCGACATGGACGAAGAACACCGGCGCCACCCCCGGCATCATCCTCAACGGCCGCGTGTTCGGCGAGAATACGGCCTTCTAAGCCATGGCCTCCGCGAAGGTCGGACCGGGCGGCGGGCTCGTCGGATCGGGCGGCGGGCTTGTCGGACCGGGAGCGGGAACTAGCGCCGCTGCGGGACCCGCTGCCGGTACTGGTACGGCTTACGACACGGCGATGCGGTTTGCGCCCGCCGAGTTGGCGAACGGAAGTGGTATCGCTCTTGACGCCTCGGCCGATACGGGTAGTGGTAGTGCCGATGCCGAAGCCGCGAACGGCACAGGCATCGCCTCAGGCGCCACGACGCATATCGCGCCGGTTATCGCCGTCGCCACCGGCAGCGGATCCGCGGGGGCTGCCGCTGCGAATGTGGCTGTATCCGGCGGTCTCGCTTCGGGGGCTGGCGTCGCCTACAATCCCCGGCTCCCAGCACCACAACTCGTCGTCTTCGACCTCGGCGGAACGTGGGCCTCACAGACGGTCGTCTTCGACATCGATGCGCCGTTTACGTTCTCCGTCCAGCCGGTGCTCTTTGACATCCTCGGGTCCGCCACGGCCTCGCAGGCGGTCGTCTTCGATCTCGGGGAGACGGGTTCCATTGCCTTCCAGCCGGTGCTCTTCGACATCCTC